GAATTTTTAAAAACTGTTCCGATTGAGAACAACGTGGAGGAATCCGCTCCTGTGCAAAATTAAAATCTTTGCTACCATTAATCAAAAAGTTTTGTAACCATGACTGACCGCCGTAAGCAACTGATTGCCAAATTGATGCTGGCAAACCCTTCTGAAGCAGAGCAAAAACTGATTCAGCTCACAATTGAACGGATCTGCGTAGACATGGCAGATTTTTTTAAAGGGTTTTACGCCAACGAAGGCCCTGGTGCGATCGTGTATGTCCCCAGAGCAGAAAATCAAGAAGATACTATGTTTTATCTAACTGTAAATGCTTTAATGAATGCACTTAATGACTTTAATAGTAGGGATATGGAAGGCCCTGCAGAAGTCATGAAAAAAGCAATTGCCCGTGCCGAATCCGTAAATCCAGAAAAAGAAGCACTTTTTATTATTCAAGACGAAAAGTACATGTCTCTAATTCATTACAAACGCGACAGTGATACTACTTCGGCAATCCTGATGCAATGAACGGAAGAAAGAATAAATTTTCCCACTTAACGCAAATTTTCAATATAAATGAAGATTGGTTAACGCCAGTTGAATATCTTCCTTATATTGATGCGTTACTCGGGGACATTGATCTTGATCCGTGTTCAACGCATTATGCAAATTCGCAATACTTAAGAGCTCGTAAAATTTACACCACAAAAGAAGACGGGCTCAACATTGAAGACCCTTGGACGGGCATCACGTACTTGTTTCCACCTACCTATGGGCGGTGCTCCTTCAGCAAGGTACGCGGCACGTGGCGGTGGGGCTTGCGTGGGGGAACAAACAGTCATATGCCTAGTGTGGCGTGGTTTAAACGCTTGGAAAAGGAATGGAAATTGCGCAATATTCCAGAAGCATTATTCTTCTCAACAAGCCATGAAATGTTTCGCGCTTATACAACCATGTGGGAATATCCTGTCTGTATTCCGTATAAACGTTGCAATCTTATAAGGGGAAACAGCGAACACAGATTAGAAACACCTTTTACGTGGGGGTTTTTTATTTACCTGCCAAGGCTTGATTTAGGTTTTAATCAATCTGATAACTTTCAAGAGATTTTTTCCCATTTAGGAAAGATTATTTGTTAAAAAGCGCTGCCCTGAACCCATTTTTAAACCCATAAGTTTGATCACCAGGACCGCTCATGATAAACCGATCATCGCCACTACGTTGCTCTGTAATGTCTGCACGACCAACAACCTTACGTTTGTCGATATAGTTCTTTAAGAAACGTTTGCCTGCAGTGTTGTCCACTGCGCCCCTAGCCTGCGCGTAGCGGTTGTCAACGTCGTAATCAGTGCTAGTCTGTAAGCTCATGTCCACATTCTGACAGCAACAAACCCATGGAAGACCTGGTCAATAGCCCGTCACACTATGCATCCGGCTCAGTGGAATGTATTGATGCAATTGAAGCAGCGATGACCAATGAAGCATTTCGTGGCTATCTAAAAGGCAACATTCAAAAGTACCTTTGGCGTTACGAAGATAAAGAACATGCTGTTCAAGATTTAAAAAAAGCAGAATGGTATTTGAAGCGTTTAATCGCTTCATGCGAACGTCATGGATCCTGATAAAATTCTTCAGGAATACTGTCCAGAACTGCAGTTGCTGGACATGCTGGATTGGTTACAGGACACTAAAGGTTCTTTGGGGAGCCCAATCCCCCTTGATCTTGATTCCAATAACGAAAAAAGCGACGCACAACTTCCTCAGTAGGATCCCATTCTTGTACTTTGCGTTCTAAATATTCAATTGCCTTGATTTGATTTGGCGTCCCTTTATAGTTATCCGCTATATTTAGCAAGCAGTACTTCAGGGGACACTTGTGTTCAATAAAAAGTGGCATTTTCTTGTCTGCTGCCAGGTACGTATTCAATTCAACACGACGGCGTTCAACTAATAAATCGCCTCCAGAAGCCCACAAACGGTTAATGTAAGGGCTCCATTCACGAATAATTGTGTTTTTAGAAGCACTGGCATTTATCAGGGTTAGTAATTTACATTCTTTGAAAGAAGGAATGCCAAGACTATGTGCAAAACTTAGCAATGCAGCTTTTTTCTTTTCATTTAACGGCACAATAATGTAGTGTTGTACCAAGTTTGAAAACTCTTTCAAGTCTTCGATTAACTGTGCGTCTACCTGCCCCGTTAAGGCCTTCTCATGGCGCCCGACCCAGTGCTTGCCTAGTTTGGTACTTCCGTAACCAATTCGCCATACATCCTCGCCATAGTCCTTGTACGCCGCAAACCGACCAAAACCTAAATGGGTCTTGGCCGGTGAATATTTTTTGATGAGGTCAATGCCGAGTTGTGTTAAAAATGGGTACTCAGACCAATCATCTACTTTTTTCTTACGAGGAGCCAACGTGCAACTTTAACTTGCACCCTAGCTTACCGTATTTTAAGGAACGACAACACGCCCGGTGTAGGAAACTTCAGAATAACCGTCTAAAGTCAAGAGAACTACGTAATTCTTTGATGCATCAGTAACGGTCACAGCAACAACACCCTTGTCTTTGCCGTTTTTGATAATGTTGTTAAATTTTAAATAGCCAGTAGGCGCAGCGCCTGCTGTATAGGCATCTTCTTGAAAAATTTCAATATGTTCAATGCCTGTGGAGCGATCAATGGTAACAATAATGTCTCCGGTGGTACCAGGATCAACACGAAATCCACGGATATTGATGCCACCCGTGGAAGTTGCTGCTGTGCTGCCTAGATAAGTAATTTCTGATCCAGCATCCTTGCTGAAGGTATCGAGTGTACCTTTAATCGTGCGGGTGGCCATTGCAGTTAGGAAATTTGACTAGCGGTGGAGTAATTAAAATTAATTTCAGCGTCAATGCCGTGGTCTTTGAGAATATTCAAAAACATTTGCTTGTCCATCGTTTTTTGATGAAGCATGTCCAGAAACGCTTCCTCAAGATCTTCACGATCCAATTCGAGAATAGCGAATGCGGCGGCATGGAGTGCAAATTCAGCGTCCATGCTTATCCCTGGGGCATTGGCGTCCATTAATCGATCCAATCCATGCCTTCAGTTTAACAGCCGTGAACTAAATTGGCTTTAAAACAAGCAAGGAGATTTTAAAAAAGGCGTCTTACCGGAGTTTTATAGCTGTGATGAGGCATGTGGGTATCAAGGCGGCGCCTCAACAGAAAAGCGCTAGTCGCGTAAACACCACCAAAACTCAAGCCGAACACAAATAAAATTAAAATCACTTGCGTTACCGCCTTTAAACAACTACTATTTTAAACAGAATAGAACTTAACCCATGACATTCGATCAGCTGGCGGCGGAACTGACAAAAGCGGCGGTAAGTGGGGTGAGCAAGACACAGGTTGCCAATTTTTTTAAAAAAACGCATAGCATTGATGATGCTGAATTTAAAAATCTTTTAAAAATTTGCAACTTTAAAGCAAAACCTTCTTACGTTAATTATAAATATTTTTACAATTTACCTGTAACCAAAAAAGCTAAACAATTGACATACCCTTTTACACAAATATACACTTGTGAAGAATTCTTGTCCCCAGGTATTTGCCAGGCTTTGATAAACTTGGTTGACAGTAGGTTGCGACCCTCAACCGTTTCCAATCCAACGGATGATTCTATTGTCTCAGATTATCGCACTAGTCAAACAGCCGATCTTAATTTTTTTGAATCCGACGCTTTAATGAAGCTTGATCAGCTTATTACAAATTACGTCGGTATCAAACCGTACCTAGGGGAAACGTTGCAATCACAGAAATACAATCCAGGGGAATACTATAAAGAACATTGCGATTTTTTCTTCCCAATGTCTAAAGAATTTAAAACCTATACCGAGTGGATGGGGCAGAGAACATGGACTTTTATGTGTTATTTAAATGATGTAGAAGAAGGCGGCGAAACATATTTTAAACACCTTAATTTAAAAGTAAAACCTAAACAAGGAACGGCTGTTATCTGGAATAATTTATACAAAAATGGCTTGCCCAACCCCAAAACACTGCACGAAGCCTTGCCTCCGATCAACGGTAATAAGTACGTAATTACTAAATGGTTTAGATCGTGGTCGTTAGTTTAGTTAGCAGCCATTTGGAAAGTAACACGTGCATTGTTGCCACCAACACGTTGAAGAAAGTTGGCGCGAATTTTTTTTACTGGAAAACCTGTAACGTTGTAAGCATAAGTTCCATCAACAGTAATAGTGTTGGAAATCATGGCACCATAATCAGTGCCATTTAAGCTGCCTTCTAAACGCACCACTACATTGGTGTCAATATTTGCTACAGTCACCATTAAAGTGTAATTCCTGGTTGAGAGGTAGTTTATTGTATAAACTTCATAGGCTTCTGTAACGCCAGGAGACGAAAGAGTTGGGGGTGCAAAGAATACTGTCTGCTGATAACCTTCAAAATAACTCATGACTTTACCTTAGGTACCAACAGTTTACTCAGAAAACTTTTTATTTGGTAGGTGGTTACGCAAACACCCTATACGGGTCAGCAGGGGTCACCACAAACTCCTCCCAGCCCTCAGGCAGCGTCCCAGCAAAGTTGACGTGCCAGCCATCCAGCACGGTCGGAGCAACGATGACATTACCAGTCTCTGGGTCGTACTCACCGCCACGGGTGATCGTGCCGATACAATCAATAGCCCACTGGTGCGAAGCGGTAATGACTACCTCCTCGCCCTGCTCGTTGTTTTGGACAAATCCGTGCTGACGCAATTCAGACATTGCAGTGGATTCATCAGGGAATCGTAAAAAAATCATAATGTTTCTAGCTTGGACCAGGCTTGCCCCAGTCTAATCTTAGATGCATGTGCTTGTGATATTTTATATTTTCTTCCTGCTTCCGCACTCGTCATTCCGACGGCAAAGTCATCTTTCATAGATCTTACTTCTTTGGCTGTTAATTTTGCCATTCCATGGCGCTCGCACCATACGGTCGAAATTCCTTTTTTAGTTTGCGAAACGCGTTGAGCCCTGATCTTACTGGTTCCATGCAGCTTCATGTCGGCTGTGTTTTCTTTTCTTGTGCCATACGCAAGATTAACCAAGCGATTGTCTGATGCGATGCCGTTGAGATGCCTTACTTCCATGCCGTCAGGTTTTGACCCGATAAAAGCGGCTAATACTAGTTGATGAACGTGACAACTGTGCTGACTAGATTTACTCCCGCTCCCAAGCTTGACTTTTAGGTGGCCGTACTTGCTTGATCGCCCAGGTGACAGAATTTTACCGTGTCGCATGGCCACGCCGTCTTTAGAGGCCCAATGAGGTACGAGTCGATCCAAACTTTTTACTCGCCCAAAGTCAGAAACTTCGTATGAACCTTCAAAACCAGGGATTGAAAGCCATCTTTCACTTTTAAGGTCAAAGTCCATGGCGGCGTTGTTGTCACTTGCTATTGATTATACCACCACGTCAATCGCGTGGCCGTGGGTGTAGGCAGTCAGCGTGTCGTCAATAAGAAACCCAGCCTCAGTGGCAGCAGCGGTCCAGGCGGATTCGTCGGGGAAACGTAAGAAGTTCATGGTTGGGTGATCTGCTGGAGGGTGGTGTCGGCCAAGCGGACGGGCCAGTAGGTGAGGCGGCGGATAGTTTGCCCTGCATTTGAGGCCAACACTGATGAACCAGATAGAAGCAATCTTGACATTGTAGGCATCACAACAGGTGCAATTGCAACGCTTGCAGTTAATCCATTTGCACTAAACGCCCTGTCTCCAGCACAAGTAGCTACTGCAGACGTTGTTCTTGAGTTAATTGTAAATACTCCGCCTGAGTCTAGACGACCAGAACTCAGACCAGCCCAATAAAAATTATTACTGGCGCGAGCATTTATGGATGACGTTGCAAACACTTGCGAAAAATTATTGGCAGTAGTATCGTCAATCAGCCAAACACTATTACCGGAACCAGAATAAACATAATCCGCAAACATCGTCCCTTCTATCTGGTTATACCAAGAGCTAAAGTTCGACCCGGTAATGCTGGCCACATCTGCGGCGCGGGTTACGGTTGCGGAAGTCGTGGAGATGTAGGAGGTAGCAAAGGCGCCTTCTTCTACCTGAGCGCCCCAGATGCGGACAGTTGCGCTAGTAGTACTGAAAAACGGCCTGAGGCGTATTGTCGTTCCAGTGCTAGTTGTAGTAGTCACAGTTAGACGTACCCAACTGTCTGAAAAACGTGTCAACGTACCGCTAGTACCTGTAAAGACAAGGCCATCAGTAAAAACACCACTAACCGTATTGGTGCTTAAATTAAATTGCACACGCCCGCGATTAACTGTGTTGCCATCATCAAGAGTAACGGTAAATTGTGTTGTTGTACCCTTGACCCACAATGAGGCGGTATATGTCCGAACAGTTGCGTCTTTTGTAATACTATTTTCAATAGTTCCGGGACTTGCGGTGTTTGTCCAAAGATCAGCCGTCAGCGTACCGTCTGGAGCCGTGGATTCATCAGGTGTAATTGTGCAGCTTGTTTTTACCCAATAGGAACTGCTAAAGTTCTCGCTTCGTAAGCTGAGGTTTGTCCTCGCCTCTTCCACCAGCAGGCCGAGGCTTTCACCCGTTGTTGGGTTGTGGTCGAAGCGTGGCTCGTTGGTGGTTGCTGTCTTAATCAACCCATCGTTGCCGACGAACGTGCCGCTGCTGGCGCGGGTGAAGGTGACTAGCGATGCTCCAGTGGTGGCGTCAACTAGCGACTTGTTGTCAGCAAAGCGCAGATCAAGTGATGGCACTGCGCGGGCCGCTGTCCACAGCGAGTTTTTTACCCATGGGCCAGCCAGTAGCACCTGGAACGCTGGGGAGCCTAGCATCAGAGTCCAGCCTCCAGCAGATTCATGCGAATGCTCACCGTGCTGGCACTAACCGGGGTGTAGGCTCCACGGGTTTCAATCTCAACAAACAACGTGGTGCTAGCAGCGGCCAACTTGATTAACCTGCCGGGGTAATCAAGTTGGGTGTAAATAGTACTACCTAAATCTTGCGGTGCGGACAGGTCGATGTAACCCATGTAAGTTGCGCGATCACCACTCACCAAGTCAAATGGTGCGTTATCAGCAATGGCTGTAGGTGATGCGCTGTACATGTGGATGCGGAAAGCACCCATGCCGCTTGGTACCACGCTATCGCTAAATACCAACGAGATGCTTTGCACCAGCAAAAAACCAGCAGTGGGACCAGCGGCGGTTAGACTGATGATGGCGCTGCCACCTGTGTCACCTACAACATCACCAGCAGTATAGGCAGTTGTATTACTGGGGCGGGTAATAGTAGCAGTAGTGCGATAAGCTCTTCCGTCAACAGTAATGGTGCTACCACCATCACTAATAGCTTGAGTACCAAGTGGAATTGTAAAATTTGTTGCGGTCATTTAATTAAACCTTGGTAATAGAAGTAACGCGGTTGCTTCCATCGTAAGCCAATGTGATTGTAGCAACAGTTGTGCCACTAGCACCACCTTCTTTGTACACCAGTTGAGTTAGGTTTGTACCTGTATAAGTGCAAGCTACATAATCATGCAGTGATGTATTAAGGTCCGACATTGTAATGACGGGCTTTGTACCACTGTTTACGTTAATTGCCATCGCTTAACCGCTCTGATTCACTTATTATACCAACAACAAAACAATCAATCTTTTACGGAAAGGTTGGATTTAATCAGCCATTGGTTTTTTTTGTGTACACGACCTCTTTCGACGCCAAGATCAATGGTCAGCTGATCCCCGATCTGCTCCGACATTTTAATCAATTCTTCAAATTTCTGGGCAAGTAGATTGTGGTTCGTTGCCAACTGAAGAATAATTCCTTCTTGATTAAAGCAATTATCCAAAGGCACCTCAGGCATGGTTGAATACACCAGGTCCTCAACTGTCTTGGGTGTTGCAATATCAAGAGAACGAATATGTTCAGCAATTGTGTCGTTACCTTCTTCCATCTCTTGATAGATACGTTCTGTCAAAAGATGCAGTTGG